TTATTTGATGGGTCATCTATACCACTATATTTTGACTTAAAATTAGCCTTGCGTTTGTAGTATGCAAAATCTGTTATCATCCGTCATATACAAAGGGATCACGTTCCTCTATTTCTGAAACTTCCCATACCTTTCTATAATCAAATTTCAAACGTAAACTATTGTCGTGAGGATTGCGCCACTCACGCCAATTGCTAATTTCTAAACTATATATATCTGCAAAATGTTCGGCTAATCCATGATTCCACTTGTCAAACCAGACAACATCAGAAGTCCTCATGTCAAAACCAAGTTCTTCTTTTCTAGTCGGATTGACTTTCATAAGAATCTCTGACTTTGGTTTAGTGTTATTCACTACCCATTCCAGACGTTCTCTTATCCAATCATAAGAGTTGAAATGCAAAACACCGTAACATATTGCTATATCATACTTAATCCCCATTGCGTCATAGTCTAGAATATCACAGACTACATCAGCACCCTCGTTCACAATATCAATACCTACAAGGTTAGGATTAAATTTTTTGTATGGGTTAAACCCACACCCAACATCAATGACAGACTTATTATCTACAATCCTATCTACAACATGATCATCAATCTCTGTCCGAGTCCATTTATTACCAAAAAAATTCTTGATTTCTTCTTCCATTCTTTATTATCTCCTCTGTTTTTTCTGTTTTCAATCCAGTTTTTCATCTTACTCATATCACATATTCTTCTTTGAATTTTTCCAATAGTCCACCCTGCATGGCATATGCCTCAATCTCCCAAGGCTCATCATCATATGCAGTAGTATCATCATAGACCTTACCCATGTACATCTTACGAAATCCATCAAGGTCTTTCATCTTGCGAGTGGCACCCTGCCACACATGCACCATCTCATGGCACACAGTCTCAACCAGTTCTTCATCATCAAGGTTCTTATCAACATCAATGTAGAAGTCACGATTACCATCACCCTCGTAACACCAACCAGCAACACCTTCATTCTTGAGGTTCTTGAGGTTGAGTTCAATCTCAAGGGTTCGCATACGAGGCATCAACTCACTGATGCAGAAGATAACGGCACTCTCAGCGAGAGCCCGTTTCTTCTTCGTAGCACCTATGACATTAATGTAGTTCATATCAACCCTTTCCTAAAATACAACGAGGGCAAACCACCCTGCCGCAAATAGGGTTAACATGAACATGGTTTCAATAGCGATTGTTGCAATCTTCTTCATAATTAAGCTCCCGTCCAACCAACAGTGTAACCACCTTCGAGAATGTTTCCACGGGGGAAGTTCCGAGCAGGAGCAGCCCAACCAGCGGCTTTCAGAATGTCGCCCTTCTTGAACTTCTTGTCGTTGTCGGTGTTGACAACAAAACCCCAAACAGTGTTGTTCGTGACGACCTTGATGTATTTGGAACCAGCCTTGTAGGTAATTCCCTCGTTAAATTCAGCAATCATCTTCTTACGAATCTCACCGTTACCAGAATTGTACCGAACATCGGCATAGTCTGCTTTGATGTTCTCAATCAGGGTGTTCATTTCGTTGTTCATGTCTCTTCCTTTGTTTTCTCAGTTTATACCTAAGTATAGACCAAAAATCAGAGTTTGTCAACAAAAATCGTACATGCTAAGTCATTGATTCTAAAGGAAACTCAAAAAAAGTTAGCCATTTGCTAGTCCTTTTGACTGAGGATAGTCTGCATGTTCGATTCGTCTGTAGTCGTCATCCCAATCAAATGCTTCCTTGACCACGTTATCAGATAGGCCCTTGTACTTACGGTGCAGGGACTTATCCTTTGCAGCGATCAATAGTTCAGCCTCATCCTTGTGTAGTCCCTCAAGCATCTGGACAAACATCATTTCACGTTTGTTCTGAGTGAGTTGTGGATTACCACCCTTGATGAAGTGATACAACTTACGGGACTCATGACCCAATAGAGTATGTTCTGTACCCTCTGGTGCATCATTCTCTCTATATGGTACATCACCCTCTGGTAACACCCATTCAATTTTGGGATCAAAGGACGCCTTGCAAATCATGCGAAGTGCATCGGTCTGGTACTGTTTTAGAAATGTAACCTTCTCTTTCTTTGATTTGATTTTAGAAACCTGTGTTAAAATCTCTGCAAAGCTGCGTGTGTATGTGTCGATTGCCATTAAAATTCTCCTATCGATTCAACGAGGTTGCGTAACCTCTTTTGTGTAAAATAATTTAGTAGTTTGCTTCGGTCACCTTCTGGTGCCTCTTGGTACTCTTTCAATATCTCAATAAATAACTCAGGTGGTGATTCTCCCAAATCAATCAGCTTCTTGTTCCTCTGGTAATTACGTTTGACTTCATCGTTGGGGAAATCCCCATCGATCATCGCAGCGATTTTCTTCTTACTTAGGGGTTTCTGACGAATACCATCTACAAAGGTATTATCTGGAGATAACACATTAGGAACACCGTCACTGCTGTCACCCTTTAGAACATGTTCACTCAGATAGATATCTGGGTCAACACCGTTCACAAATTTCTTGGTGATTGGGCTGTACTGTGTTACATTACGGAACTTCTGCAACTGAATAAAATCCTTGTCGCCAGACAGGATCAACGTCTTACCGTTATCAAACTCCAACTCACCAGCAAGAGCAGCAATGATATCATCTGCCTCTGCACCGTAGACCTCTAGGTATTTGTATGGGAAGAACTCTTTCAGTTCAGCTTTAATTGCGTTCAACACCGTAAAGATAGCATTCCAATCGTTACTAGAGGAATCCCTACCCTTCTTGCGACTGTGCTTGTACTCAGGATAATAATCCCGACGCCAGTAGTGTTTGGAGTCATAACATAGAACCAGTTCACCATACTCATCGCAAAACTTCATGCGATACATGCGTAGGGAATTCAGAATCATATGGCGAACCATATCCTCATCGGGTGCAGTCTGCTTTGTCATGTGCAGATGCATCATCACGGATGCAACTGAAATTTGGTTCATGTCAACTAATATCATAATTATTCTTTCGTTCTATTTATAACTGTCGCATTGAAGCTCATCATGCGCCGTTCACCTTCTACAGAGAAGGGATACACAAGATGCTTCAACCAAGATGGAAACACAAGAAACTTGCCCACCTCTGGTTTGAATTTTATATTGTCAGATCGAAATGATTGGTTTTCACCAAATGAATATTCTATCAATCCCTTTGCAGGATAGTGATCTTGGAAATCTTCTTCCCACTCATCGTTCATTCCTTCTGGTACTTTCAGATAGACGCCAGCAGAGAAGTCTCCATTATGATGATGAAAGGGATTGAAGTCACCAGCATATTGACTAACTACCCAACTATGAGTCAGATGGATATTGTTGATAGTTGGTTTCTTTCCAGTACCCATTCGAGTCCAAGGATTATTTCTTTTCTTATCAATCATGTAATTGAGATAATCAAGGCATCCCTGTTTCATAGTCGTGAAAAGAAATGTTCTATCATCAGGGTCAGTGACAGGAATTAAAATCTCCTTGTTCACCTTACCGACAAGCTTGTGCGACCAATCCCACTTCTTACTCTTTTCATCACTAGAGAGAACATCATCAGCTACAGTGTTAACGATATTAACGAACCTGTCTGAAACTGTTGTCTCTAGGATGGCTGGACTAAATGGTTCATGAAATTTCTGGGTCATCTTCTTCATCATCTCCTTCTACCAAATTTGCAAGTTCAACAATAGTATTAAAATCAACTTCTGTTTCAAATGTGTCACCAGATTCCATAATATCAACAAACTCTTCTACGAACTTGTGTGTTGGATGAACCATTTTCATATCTCTGTAAAGAGAACCCTTAACCAGTTCAATAAGCATAGCCATGTCACGAATAAAATCTTTCGTGCCAACATCAATACCGTTCTCACTCATGGTATGAATCATCTGTACCATCAAACTCTGAGTTAGGTCTTCAGCAAACTGAAGATTTTCATGAAGTGCAATAACATCCTGATCAGGAAGCTTTACTTCTCTTACGCTTTTTACGGACCACGGACCCTTTATCACGTTCTCCGGTGGTGTCGTCTCTCGGTCGCTCATTTCCATATTCCTCTTGAAGCATTTCTTGTGTCCACACACATCCTAAATCAGGATAGAATGTTCCCACATCTCGTTTTGGTTGACCCTTGTGTGGACCATACCAGTAGTAAGCCATTGCCACACACCTGTTGCGAATCTTACCTTGTTGCTGTTCTCCGTAGAACATGTCCACCCAAACACCATCACGAAGGTATTTTTGCATATTGCGAACATAACCCTCATGATCTGCAAGTTTTGCGACGGCGCCCTTTACTTTTTGTCTTACAGCCGCACGTTCAGACTTTGCATAATCCTGTTGAACCTTGATCCAGTTCTTAACTCTAACAGGACTTAACTGATGTTCATCAGGAAGACCACGCAAACTCTCATGTATGTTGGTCTTACCATAATCAGGATTCTTAGCAAGTTTTGCTTCTCTTGCTTTTACAAGACGTTCTGATGCAGCTGCTTTCTGTTCATCAGTCATAGGTTTGCGGGGTTTGCGTTTCTTAGGTGCTTTCCACTCACTGTTGTCTGTAGTAGCAGTGATCTTCTTCTTGCGTGCCATTGGATTAGTATCCTTGTTCTTCCATTCGTTTTTCTAGACTACGTTTCTGCCTACGTATAGATGCAGCACGTTCATGTCGGCGTTTCTCGCCCTTACTCATATAAAACTCTCGTTCTCGTAGTTCATTAAAGAACCCATCTTCGGTGAGCTTCTTCTTTAGAATCCTCATCGCCTTGTCAACATTATTA